ATAGATGACTGGCAAGTGAAATCGATGGCAGCGCTCTGTCTTCTGATTGCGCTCACGCTCATGCCAGACTCAGCTGCAATCAGCACAGACTGATTCACGATCACGCTGGTGGCCACAGTCATTGTGGCAAAGTCTTCAATGAGAATCTGGACTAATGGGACCCTGACGCCATTGACAGACATGGCGCTGGTATCGACCGAGGCAAATGCACCGATGGCCACTCTGGTGGCCGCCAGGCTCGCGCTAGATGTGGCCGCAAATGTTGATTTGCCTATGGCATAGCGCAAAGCGCTTGCAGACATGCTGCTGGTGCTAGAGGCCGTGGCCGAGGCATCGGCAACCCTTTGCGCAGCAGCTGTTGCACCGCTAGACGCTGAAACCGAGAATGATGCTGTCTTGACCACATTGGCGCTGACAGTCTCTGAGCTGGAAGCAGAAACAGAAAACGCGCCTATGCAGACGCGCCTTGCATTGATTGCAGCCGTGCTGGTGGCTGCAAGTGTGGCTGCTCCAAGGCTTACGCCATAGGAGTAATTGCCTCCACCATACGGGCCAAGACCATAGGCTGCCATGTCATGTCAATGTGACATCAAGATCACCAGCTGGGATTCGCAGCACATCGCCATCGTTGATGGTGCGAGCTGTGGTCAGCGCTGCCCAGGCTAATAGATTGCCGCCAGTGCTTGCATCAAAAATGCCAGCCCAGCCAATTGATCCCCAATTGCCGCCGCTGGCAGCTGCAAACTCGATGGCCGCTGCATTGGTGGCGTTGGTGGGGCTTGTGCCAGAGATCGTGATTGTTCCGGTGGCCACTCGCGCATAGGCGTTGCCAGACACCTCAGTGCCGCCGCCAGTATCACTTGGCGCAGCCGTGAAAAGGCCAATGTACCAAGCCGTTGGGCGTGTGGCGCTGCTAGTTGTCAACAGCCAGGTTAAAACTAGGTTTTCGGTGTAGTCGGTAAAAGATGACATGTCCAGTCCTTATCCAAAAGTCTTTGCACGGGTAAGCAATGCACCACCAGAAGACGCACCGCGATCATCGGCAGTTTGCAATTCACTCATTGCACGATCATATAGCGATGACCACACTTGGATTCTCGCATCATCTTGCAAGTATGGAGCAGCTTGCAGCAGCGCTCCATACAGATAAATGTCGGGGCTTGATGTCAAAAGCCAGTTGGTGGTCACACTGTTTGATAACTTTGTCAACTTCGCGTAATAGGTCAGCTCGGTTGTATATGTGGCGTCTGGCACTGGGACCAATCTAAACTGGCCACCGACCACACCAAAGAATCTTGGCTTGCCACTGCCAGTGTATTCAGATGCCTTATTGTCCAGGGCATCAATGCTCAAAAATTCCAATGGGGTCTGTGGGTTTGTGCTTGTCAGCTTCAGAGATTTTGTCTCTAAAAAATCAGCAGGCACGGCGCCATACTGCGCGTCAAAAGACGCATTGGCCCTGACAATCATCTGCCTGGTGCGCAGTGTTCTCTCAACTTGCGCCTCGGCCAAAGAGATAAAGTCAGGAATGGCATTTGTCAGGTCTGACCGGTTGAGCCAATCACCAATGGATGTCTTCAGTTCTGCATAGGTGCTAAGTGCCATTTTTCGCCTCTTTTTCCATCTCTTCTTTCACAATCCAAGTGTGAGGGTGGCCAAACTCAAAGGTCCCAATGTGACCAATTTCGTGCGAGACATCATGGTCGATGTAGACCTTAAAGCCAAGCTCTCTGGCTTTTCTACAAAAGAACACATCCTCACCCATATAGCCCCGTGTGGTCTGCCACGGCATATCAAACCATGGCTCGCTCATGCCCTCAAACACCCTGCGCTTGATCAGCATTATGCCAGTGCCAATGCTTCCCACCTCTTGCAATCCAGTTGATTCTGGCATGGTGTAGACGGGAATGCGCTTGTCGTTCTCATCATAGTCTTGAGCTGTCGGGCCAGTGGGCATTCTGCGCCTGGCGCAGTTGGCCGCCACAATGTCTTTGTCGTGGGCCAAGAGCCTCCCCACCATGTCTTGGGGGAATGTCATGTCCGAGTCAATGAAGAGAATGTGTGTGCAGCCCTCGGCCATCGCATCCAAACAAAGGTCAGCCCTTTGGTTTTGGATAATCGTGCCTTGCATCAATTTCAGACTAATCGCGTCTTCAGTGTTGAGTGTGTGATACGCCACCATGTTGACCATGCAATAGCAATAATTGGTGTGGACTTGATCACGGGCCGGTGTGCAGACTGCAACATAATTGCTCATATTTTTCCAGGTCTAGTTCTAAAAAATTGGTTGTCGCTGTCGTTTAGCCAGCGCTTCATGTATTCCTGATCATCGATCTTGCCCTCGGCCTTCATCTTGTAATAAAGGGATTCTGGGATGGATGCGACCAAGTGCCACTCACCTTTCCAGTTGGCCTTTTCGTCTTGGGCGTTATAGATGGCCTTGTTGGCCTCAATGACAGCAGTCACATCTTGCTCTGTCTGGATCGTCACATCGCCGGTTTCTGGGTTTTCATGCCAGTAGCGCTTGATGCCTTGATCTTTGTTTTCGCTAAATAGTCTTTTGTGAATCATGTTAAAAAAAGGGCCAAGTTCCCCTGGCCCTTTCCATTTGCTTACTATTAAGAAGTAACCAAGTCAGCGGCCAAGCCGTGGGCATTTTCAGCCAACACTTTGTGACCCCATTCCACGATCAACATGCGCTTCTCAGCGTCACCAGTCTTCGCCAATTCGACTTGCTGGTAAGGGCGCAGCACAGTCATCTTTGCGTAGTCAGGATCGATCACCCATGCATCGCGCTCGCGTTGGAACCTGTTCGCAATAACTTGGACATTGCCGAAATCTGAAACGTAGATGTCCACGGCGCCGACCAATGTCGCAGGCTTTGCACCACCATCGATGTTGAAGCGGCTGGAGGCAATACCAGAGAAACCAGACACGCGCTGCTTGTTGACAGGACCGCACATCAGAATCTTAGGTGTACCACCTTGTGTCCACACCTTCTGAATCACATTCTTGAGAATGGTTTCAGTGAATGTGCGCACTGTGCCATCTGTACGGGCGCTGTTTGGCAGCGTTGTGTAAGATGGGTCAGCACCGCTAGAGCCTTTGTCGGTGTTTGTTTTCACAAACGCGCCCAAAGAAGCAGTGGTGCGAGCAGTTGTCGAATCACCAGCAGCAGCGATGGCGCCGTTGAGCATGGAGAATTCTTGATCGCGCTTAATTTCCGAGCCGCGCTTTGCGATTTGGTCATATTTGTTTGCCAAGATTCGTTACTTTCTTGACCCTCTTTCGAGGCTTGTACTCTCATACAAGATCAGACTATATCTTCACCCATTTCTGGGGCTAGGCACTTCGGACCACTTGGTCCTACGGGATTACTCCCTAGTCGTTGAACCTTCGCCTATACGGCGCTTGGCTGCTGATTGCCTAATCCTGATTCTTTTTGGACCATCACACTTGCTCTTTCGGGCTATGTTGTGGTGTATCAGGCTCTAAAGGGTTTCCAGCAATTCACCTAGTTTTTCAATATTCGTTACCGAATACGGGCGCTTATCAATGCAAAGTTAACGCCAATTCGCTGCGACGACCAGCCTTGTTCACCACTTCTTCAGTAGCTGACAAGATGATTGTCTTGCGTGAAATCTGTGCATAGTTTTGCAAACGCACAGTAGCAGTCACAGAGTCAAACGATGAGACATCGTCACCCTCTAACTGGGCATTGGCAGCAGCTGCGGCCAATGTATCGGTCTGCCACTCATACAAGCTGTTGGACACATTCTCGCGGCCAATGTTGCTCATGTAAGGGGTTTCTTCTGGTGCAATGTTTGTGATCACATTGGACAAGTCTTCGCGGATACCCTTTGCAGAGTATGTCAAAAATGTATTGCTAACGATAGCCATAATTTCCTCATTTCAATAAAAGTTCAATTGCAGAGGCCGCATCATCGATGCGACCGGTTTTTGCAAGACGCTGCTTTGCTCGCGTACTTTCAGTTGTTGTCGAAACCCGACCAGCTGCACCAGGCTTGGCTGTTCGTGGGCCATTGTTCACCACAGGCTTAATGCCTTGACGCTTACTTACCATTTGGTCAAACATTGCTGCTTTACGCAACAACAAGACCAGCCGGTGGTCGTAAACATTCTTCAAATCTTCATCGGTAAAGCCTGCTGCCTTTGCAGACTCAATCACCAGTGCCTTTTCGGCCTTTGCCTTCTTGGGGTCCTTCCAATCTGGCAAAGCGGCTAATAAGGCTTCTTGCTGGCTGGCAAGTTGGGCCTCCATAGCGCGCTGCTGCTCATACTGAGACACTTGAAAAAGCCGCTGCTGTTCAGACTGAATAGCACCGAGTTTTTCTTGCCTCTCACGCATGATTTCCTTTTGCCTTACCCATTCAATTGGGTCCTCGTGATAGAGGCGTTCCAAATCAACTTGAGGCTCCGAAGACTGAAGTTGGGCTTGCAATGCTCCCAACAATTGAGCGTACTGCTCACGCTCGGCTCGGACCGCCTGCGTTTCTTGCTCGACTTGCTTTCGCACTTCGGCAATCTGCTGCGTTTTCCGAGTGTAGTCCTGTGTCCTGGAATAGCCTTTTTGAAGCTCGTCTAGCGTCACTGCGACTTCCTTGCCGTCTACTTTGACGGTGAAAGTCTGTGGCTGTTCTTGCTCCTCTTGCTCTTCCTCTCCTTCGGACTGTTCCTCTGGGGACTCTT